AAGGATGCGGAGCGGTATCGGTGGCTGAGAGATCCGTGCAGCGGGGCCGAGCACGTCATTTACTACAGCCGAGGCGATTACGGTAGAGGGCTGATGAGCGGGTCGATGCTGGACGCCGCCATCGACGCCGCCATGGCTGCGAAGGAGGCGTGAATGGCTGATGCTCCTATAGAGCCGCAAGAATTTCTCTACGGCCCAAAGGTCGTGACAATCGAGGATCTTCGGGTTGCGCGAGGAAAGACGAGGCGCCCGATATCCTCCTGCCGACACAAGCAGTTGGTCTATGACGAAACGGAGCGCCGCATCTGGTGCAGCGATTGTGAAACCGAGGTCGAGCCGTTCGACGCATTCATGCAACTCGTTGGCGTGTTCAGCTCAGCGAAGAGCAAGATCGACCGGCGCATGCAGGAACTAGCCGAGGCTGAAAAGTTCGCCATGCGCAGTCGCGCCGCGAAGCGGATGGACGAGTATTGGCGTAGCCAGACGATGGCACCGCTATGTCCTCACTGCAACGGAGCGATCCTGCCTGAGGACGTAGTGAACGGCCTGGCGCAGACTTCGAAGAGCATCGAAATAGCCGCACGCAAGCGAAAGCAGAGCGCCCGCCCAACCCCCTAACCCCACCCAAACACACAGCCTGCCGGCGAGAGTCGGCGGGTGATGCTTATCGGGCGAGCGCATCCACCAGCCCGTTATGCCGGGTCTTGCAGTCGTGATAGATGGCAGCCCATTGGGTCATGGTGACCAGCACCTCGCCACCGGTGCCGTCATCGAGCTCCGGCAGCGCCTCCCGGCACTTCACCAGCAGGTTCTGCTGGTACTGCTTCGCCGCGGGCTGCGGAGTTGACGAGCACGCGGCCAGACTCAGGAATGCACACGTTGCGATAAACAGTGTTCTGGGTTTCACGGATCACGCCCCTATCGATGACGGTCTGGTTGGCCTTCAGCTCGCCAAGGCGCTGCTCCACCTTGGCGGCGATGGCGGATTCCCGGGCCAGGGCCTGCTGCTCGATGGCCGCGGCGGCGCGCTCGACGGCCAGGTTCGCGCTGTCTTCCTTCCAGCCATGCACCAGCCAGCCGGCGGCGAAGGCCGCGCTGGCGATGATCAGGTAGAGGTTCACGCCCCCCAGCGCCTTGGCGATCAGGTTATTCAGCATGGTGCGATCCCGTGCGATGCGGTGCCATCAGGCATACACCTGCTTATCGAGTTCGTAATGCGGGCCATCAAGCAGCGGGCGCCCGCCATCGCGGCGCTTGCGTGCGGTGTAGTCGGCGATGGACTGGTCAATGTCCATGACCAGATCCAGCCGGCCCCAGAAGCCGCCCCAGATGATCGGTACGTCCAGCTCGCGCGCCGCCTGCTGGAAGGCCTCGGCGATGGTGATGTAGAGCGGCCAGTCCCAGCGCACTTCGCCGCCGACATAGGCTGCTACGTCGATGGCGTGCCCGGTCAGGTGCCGGCTGTTCATGGTCTTGCTGGCGCCGGCGGCCACCAGCTCGCGCTGGCGTTCCTTGGTGCGCAAACCCTCGGTGATACCGAAGTCGATCTCGGTCAGCTCGATGGCACGCTTGACCACGCGCACCAGGTCGGGGTGCACGCCTTCCATGCGCGACAGCGAGCGCTGCGACAGCCTGAACTTGCTCATTTCTTCTCTCCTGGGTTGGTGGTGGCCGCTTTCCATGCCGCGGCCAGTCGGCTCAGCACGCCGTCCTGAATGGAGCGCAAGGCTTCGGCGCCGGCGTGGCCGGTGATGGCGATGCAGACGGCGGTGGTCAGCGGCTGGAAGTTCGCCATTTCGCACAGCCAGAAGGTCAGCACCCCGACGAAGGTCGAGGTCACGAGCCCGGTAACCAGCGTCAGGATAGCCTGTCGCGCCGTCTCTTTGCTGTCGCGCATCGAGTTGAGGAACCGGACCAGGCCGCCCCAGCCAGAAACGACGCATACCCACATGTAGGTCAGCCAGTTGTAGGTGTCGGGCGACTTCGCCACTTCGGCGGCCTGCCTCAATTCCTCGTTCATCCATGCTCCCCGGCGGATTAATTCGGTCTGATGATAGTCGTCATGGTCCGATTTCGGAACCAAAAACCGCCACGCGGCACTTGCGAATGCCATCGCGGCGCCACCATGCCGCGAGGCGGTCGCCATGGCGGAAGAGGAAGAGGTGCAACGGCTCTGGAATATCCAGGAAGCCGTGCGCCAGATGGAGCAGAGGAAGCGGTCGGCGAAGGGCTGATTCGCTGCCGACCTACAGCGTCGTGAGGCCCAGGCAGGGAGCCGCCCCCATTTCCTGGACCGCTCCTAACCAGATAACAGCCCGCCAGCGTCGGAGCGGCATCATAACTTGCGGCAGTGCTATCCTACCCGAAACCAGCGCCAGGAGGCGACCATGCTTGAAGACTTCGCCGCTCTCGGCATTCTGATCACCATCATCGGGTTCTTCGCCTACACGCAGGCGCCGGCACACTGGCAGACGCCGCTCGGCTTCGGCCTGATCGTGTTCGGCTGGGTGCCGGCAGGGCTGATCATCCTAACCCTGCTCAAGCACCCCGCTATCATGCTCCCTGCCCTGTTCATCCTCGGCATTCTGGTCAGTCAGCGGCGGCGCGCTTCCTGATCTTCTCCTGCTCGAGATCCTTGCCGACCTGCTCCGTGATCAGGTTGCGCAGCGAGCGCAGCCGATCGAGCTCCAGGCGCTTCGCCTCCCCACTCATTTCCTTGTCGAGCTGAATGCGCTTCATGTCGGCGTTGATCTTCGCCAGGTCGCGGCGCACGGCATTGAGCGCCTTGCGCATGCCGAGCTCGCCGGCCTTCTCTTCAGCCAGCGCCGCGGCGCGCTTCTCGTCGCCGTACTTCTCCAGGTGCATCAGGTCGGCATAGGCGCGATCGGCCTTCTTCAGCGCCTCGTAGAAGTCGGTCCCGTAACGGGTGTAGGTCGGCTCCTGCGTCAGGTCGCGGTAGAAGCGCTTGATCGGCTGGTACTCGTGCCAGCGCCGGGCCGGCAGTTCCTCTCCCATCGCGCGGCGCCATAGGGTGTCGGCCGTCGCCACGGCAGTGGCACCTACCGAGCCGGTATAGCCCCTGATCAGGTGGTCGATCTGCACCGGCGACAGCGCAAGATCCTGGCCGCCGACGGCGCCGGCTGCAGCCTCCATGCCACGGCTCGCCGCATCTGCCAGACGCGACGTGTCCGGCCGGCTGCGCAGGCTCGGGCTCAGGCGCTCCATGGACTGGTCCTCGATCGGGCGGCCGGTGAACGAGTCCTTGTTCTTCCAGAACACCTCGACCGCCGGCTTCACGAGCTGCGGCGTCGGGTCGAAGGCGAAGGTATCGGTCAGCATGTGGCCGAGGCGCTGGGCGAACTTCTCGCCACCGACAGCAGGGTCGGCGAATTGCTCGGCCAGGCGCTCGCCCATGGTCGCGATGGCGCCCACCTCGAACGGCTTCGGAATGAAGAACATTTCGTCGCCGATGCGGATGATCCAGTAGGTGTCGCGCTGCCAGTCCTCGAGCTTGCGATATTCGTCGTCGTCGTAGTTGTTGAGGAACAGGAGCGTGCTCGCCAGCGTCAGCGCACCGGTGACCGCCATGAATCGCGCGAAGGCCTGCCGGTCTGCCTTGGTGCCCTTGCCCATTGCGACCTTGGAGCCAGGCTTGAAGCCAGCCCGGTACAGCTTGTCGAGGCCCTGGATGCGCGCATTCAGGAACGGCACCAGATCGATCAGGATGCGAATGGCGATAGCGTCACCATGGGCCGAGAAGTCCATCAGGTCGCGCGCCTCGAAGGCAGCTTTCAGCTTGCCCTTCTCCAGGTTGCGTTCCCAGATACCGGCGCGGTTGATGTTCTCGGCGAAGTCCGTGACCGCGTGATACTTGCGCCAGGCGGTCAGCAGCGCGCCAGGGATCAGCTTCGGATCGCGCAGCACCTTGGCCTTGCGCATGGAGACGGTCAGGCTCGCCTTGATCTCGTCGGCGTTCTGGCCATAGACGTGACCGAAGGAGAAGGCCCCGCCGCTCGCCATCATGCGCGCTCGGTTGTGGTCGTTCCAGTAGGTCAGCGCACCCTTGAACGCGGTCTTGAACGGCACGGCGCTGGTCGGCGAAGTCGCCATTGCAGAGAGCGTATCGCGCAGACCGTTCGCCACGACAAACTGCGGCGTAATGGTGGTCATGTTGGTGAAGAAGCGCTTGAAGGCGCGGCCAACCTTCATCACCGGCGTATTCAGGCCGGCGCTCGATAGGGCGGAAACCGCCTTGAAGGTCAGCGGGTCGCTCACGTCGTACCACTGCTTCTCGCCATCAATCATGACGTAGGTGCTGGCCTTCTTGTCGCGCTTCGCTTCGGTGGTCTGCTCGGCAATGCCCAGCGCCTCGGCGTTCGCCATGGCCTGCGCCGCGGCCTGATTCTTGAGGCTCGCCTGAATCAGGTGGTGGAAGTTGAGCAGCGTGTTGTCGAGCAGGTCGTTCAGGTGCTGCTTGCCGCCCTTCAGCTTCTTGTAGGCCTGCTGCCGGGACAGGCCGGAGCCGGCGCGCGGGCCGCCGATCGAGTCCTCGTCGATCACGCGGTAGAACGGAACGTAGAACTCTTCGGACCACAGCTCGCGCTGCGAGCGCTGCAGGTCGTCGAGCTCCTGCGTGATCGCGTCAAGGCGGTCCTGCGGCGTGTTGAGCATGTCGATCTTCATCGACTGCACAGCACCATTCAGCCAGTCGAGCAGGGCATCGTTCGCCATGTCCACCTTCTGCTGCGCGGTGTTCAGCATGTCCGGCGTGCGCGCGGCGTCGAGCGCGTTCTTGGCCTCGGTCAGCTGCTTGATGATCGCGGCCGGTGCCTCGTATTTGCGCGCGATGACCAGGCCGGCGTCTGGCTTGCTCATGGCCGGCTTGAGAAGCCCAGCCTGCTCGGCGATGCCCAGCACGTCGTCGCGGTGCTGCTGCAGCTCCTTCCAGGCCTTCGCGTAGAGGATGCTGCGGCTCTTGCCGTTCTCGAGCTTGCCGCCGGACAGCTTCATGCCGGCTTGGATCTCGGAGTGACTGAAGAGGTTTTCGCGGCCTTGCTTGAACAGCTTGTTGGCGCGGTTCGCCGCGATCCACCCCATGAAACGGTCGATCTCCGCCGGAGACCCAAGACTGCGCAGCGTTGCGGCGAGGCCTTGGGTTCCTTCGCGCACGTCGATGACCTTTTCCTTCGGATCGAGGTAGATCCTGCCGGCATCCATCATGGCGGAGACGGCACCGCCTGCGGCATGGCTCATGCGCGCCAGCACCCACGAGCTCGAGGCGATCGAGCCTTCCAGCGTATCGGCACCCAGCAGCGCCTGGTCGTTGCGCAGTAGCGCGGCGTAGCGGTCGACGCCAGCTTGGCGGATGCGCAGGCCAAGGTTATCGGTCAGCTGGTCGAAGCGATCGCGCAGGCGCTGCGGCAGACTGGTCGGCCCGATCTTGTCGAGGAAGTCCTTCTGCGACTGGTTCAGGTCGTTGAAGGCCTCGGACGGTCGGACGCTGTAGCGGATGTCGGCATTCTCTGGGTCGAAGGTGCCGACGTTGCCGATGGCAGACTTGATCTGCTCGGGGCGGAAGGCGACGTACTGAATCGGCCCGCTACCATCCGCCCAGCCCTTCAGGATCACGCCGTCGTGTCCGTCAAACTGAGCGGACTTGATCATTTCCTCGATCTCGAATGCCGCCACAAGCCCGGCATTGGCACCGCCCACGTCGATGACAGCCGGATTCTGCAGCGATAGATAAACCGGCATGACATTGGCTCCCTCGGAGCCAGCAATGAACCCCTCTTCGTCTCTGAACTCTCGCCCAGCACTCTCCGCATATCGATCGGCATACTCGGTCAGCGGCGTGAAATAGAAGCCCGGCAGCTCAATATGCTTCGCTCTTACCTTCTTGGAGAACTCGCTGAAGTCGCTGGCCGTCCCGTGATAAACCACCAGTGGCTTGCCGTTCTCGTCGACGACTTTGCTCGATCCAAACCAGCGCTTGAAGGCCGGCGTCTCGGTAATGCGCGTCGTGCTGAACCGCTCAGCAATCGGCCCGAACAGCTCGCCGCGACGATGCAGGGCGATGGTGATCAGCGCATCCTTCGCCAGGGCGCGCAGCTGCGCCGGCGTCACCTGGCCGATTTGGCGGCCGTAGCGGCTGAACATCCAGGCCTTGATAGCGCCGACCAGATCGTCGACCCACTTGCGGAAGGAAGACGGCATGCTCTCGTATTCCTCGATGGCGTAGGCGCCGAACTCTTCCACCTCCATGCGGCGCGTGACGGCGCCTTGGGCCTTGGCATCGGCCACGCGGGCGCGGGCCAGGTCGAAGATTTCCCGAGCCTTGCCGCTCGACCGCTCGGCCTGGCGGTAGAGGCTGCCAAGGCGCCCCTGCAGATCCGCCCAGCGCTTGGAGCCGACCAGGCTCTCGACGACGGAGTGGAACATTTCGTGGAGAAGAACCGCGTTCGCGTTCTGCTGGGTCAGGTTGCTGGCGACCAGGTGAACCTTGCCGCCTGGCTCGGTCACCGCCTGAACGCCACGCTTCCCGCGCCCCATGTCCTTCGGCAGGGTGCTGCTGTTCGAGTGGATGACGATCAGGCCCTTCTCGACCATCTTGTCGACGATGACGCCGAACGGCCCGCGCGTGATGGCGGCGCGAACCTGGTTGACACTCAGCGGCGCCTCGCCGTCCTGGACGGAGTAGCGGATGTCGCCGCGCTGTTCGTGCAGCTTGTTCGCTGCCTCGCGCACCGCCTTCAGACGATCGCCTTCGTACTCGACGATCTCGATGCCGTTCTTCTTGAGGATGGCCCGCGCCTCGGCCGGCAGATTCTTCGGCACCACGGCGCCGGCGAACTCGTTCAGGCTCACGGCGCGCTGCGGCTTGGCCTCGAAATACGGAACCGGCGCATTCAGCAGAGCCTCGGCGGCCAGCATAGCCAGCCCGATCGGATCGCGTGGAGCATGGTCTGCTGCCTTGGCCAGCTCTTCCTGCAGAGCATCCTGGTTCTGCTTCAGCCGGCGCTCGACCTCGGGAATGCGCGAGTCGCCCGGCTCCAGCTTCTGAAGTCGGCCTGCCCACTTCTGAATCTCAGCCTCGATCGACTGGATCAGTGACTTGTCCACGGTGGCGGCGCCGCCCGCTGCAGCCTTCATGGCGGCCACGTCGAACTTCTCGGACTTCAGCGCAGCTTCCATCGCCGCGCGGTCGCGCTTCTTTTTCGTGCTGAACTTGGCGATTGCGCGCATCGAGGCATCCAGCGCCTCGAACGTGTCTGGTCGCCCGTCCCAAGTGGTGTGCTGGGTGAACTTAATCGCCGCGTCACGGTACTGGTCGAGCAGCTTTTCAGTGACCTTCTTGGCCTCTTCGTATTGCTGCGGATCGACGATGCTTTCCGCTGCAGCCTTGCGCATCTGCTCAACATCGGAGAACTCAATGGACGATGCAGCGCGAGCATTGCCGGCGCCGAAGGCCATCGTTTTCTCCTGGCCGCGCACAGGGCCGCGCGTCATCACGTCAACGATGTTGTCGAGCGTGTACGGTACTTTCTTGCGGCCTACGGTCAGCAACGGCTCCCCCATGACCGGGAGTATCTTGCCTTCGACCCATTGCTTGAACTCAAGCTCCAGGTTGTTCTCTTCAAGCAGGCGACTGACCTGGGTGCGAGTTTCCCATGGGTCAACATCAGGGCCGCGCTTGGCTTTCTGCAGATCGCCCTTGAGCGTGAAGGCAGCCCATCCTGGCCGACCCATCAGGCGCTCTTTCACCTTTCCAGCCAGCGCAGGTCGCTTGGCGTACTTCTTGTCGATAGCTTCATCCAGTAGGCGCTCTACCTCGGCAACCTCTGGCGCTTCGTTCTGATCAAGCTCGGCGTAGCGATTGGCCTTATTGATCAGTTCCTCCATTCCAAGGATATCCGCCGGCGTGAAAGGAGAATCCAGGGTGGTATCGCGCATGGCAGGCTTCACGTCATGCCCTTTCTCGCGAAGGAACATGGCCATAGCTGCCGGGCTGCTCATCCAGTCATCAATGGCGCGCGATCCATCGCCACGATTAACCATCGCATCGAACGAATCCATCACGCGGCGATCGTCGAACTCTTCAGAAATCGGCTTCAGCGGCTTGAGGATGGCATCTGCGTCCTTAATCTTGGCCTTGCGGAACTCTGGCTTAGGGAAGCGCACGGTGTAGGCGTCAGCGCTGAACACCGGCTCCTGCCGCGGATCGCCAAGATCCTTGGTGCCGATCAGGGTGATCTCGCCAAACCCGTCGACGCCGCCGGCTTCGGTGGTCACAACGCCAATGGACGGGACAGCGATGCCGCCAATCTTGTCGGCGAAGGCTAGGTTCTCGGCGGACAGGTTGTGGATGGCGATCAGGTTGCGGTCGGCTTCAGCCGCTACACTGTAGCGCGGCCCCTGGTCGAGGTGCTTGGCGCGGATGAACCAGCCGGTTTCGCCGGCGGCGTTCTTCTTGCGGAAGGTGTAAGGGTCGATCTCCTTCGCAGCGTCCTGCGTTAGGTCGGTGCGGATGATGCCGCGCAGAACCTTACCCTTGGCAGTGGTGTGCTCGATGATCTCCTGCTTGGGCTCCGGCGTGCTGGTCGGCTGGCGATCCGGCAGGCTCAGGCTCTCGAGGCGATCGAAGAGCTCGTTGACGCTCTCGGCATTCGACAGGTCGATGTTGCGCTGCAGGATGCCCTCGGCATCGGCTGCATTGGCGTGCTTCTCGAGCACCAGCACCTGAGTGTTCACCGCGGTGCCGGCGCGCTCGAAGGTAACCGCCGGCATGGCGATCTTCGCCACGGTGTAGAGATCGGCCGCCTCTTCGCTCTCGAGGAAGGCATCGAGGCGCTTGTCGGCCAGGCCGCCGCGCGGGATCAGCGCCACGATCCGGCCGCCGTCGCGCAGGTGCTTCGCGGCCTTCGCCAGGTGCTCGGTAGATGTCTTGCCGCCGCTGCCATAGGGCGGGTTCATCACGATGGCGTCGAACTTGTTGTTGATGTGCAGCTGCTCGAAGCGATCGTTGACGATCCGGGCATTGCCGTTCGCCAGCGCCGCACGCTGCGACAGCTCGTAGCTCGGCTCCACCATCGTCACGTCGGACTGCTCGGGGAAGAACCGGGCGATGGCGCCATGGCCGGCGGACGGCTCCAGGGCCTTGTCGTTCGGCTGGATGTTCGCCCACTCCACCATCTTGAAGCCGACCGGCTCCGGTGTGGCGAAGTAGTCCTGCCCCTCGCGCTGGTCGCGGCGCTTGCTGTTCTTCTGCTGCGCCCAATAGAACGTCTTGGCGCGATCGAACGGGCTCGTCGTGAAGGCGGCCGACAGCTTGCGGTCGTAGTCCTTGCCGCCCTTGCCGTCCTCGGCGCTGGCAGGGAAGGCGTCGGCGTTCTGGTAGGCGTCGATGAAGGCTTCCTTCAGGCCGCGAGCCTCTTCGCCAAGCGCCAGGTTCTCGGCCGTCGATGCACGCTCGGCGATCTTCGATGCGAAGGCTGCCGCCTCCCATGCGGTGCCGGTGGTCAGATACCGGAAGATGGCATCGGAGGCCTGGCCGGTGCGGTAGATCCGGCCCTCGATCTGGGTCGCGGCAACCGGCTTGACCGGCATGCCAAGGTTGATCTCGACGCGCTGGTGCTTGCCGGTGGTGTCGTGCAGGCTCACGCCCTCGCGCCCGGCATCCGACTGCACCACGATCAGATTGCGACCGGAATCGTCGTCGTTGAACAGGTCGGCATTCGCCCGGCGCTGGCCCTTCGACACGGTACCGTTGAAGAACAGCGCGTCGGGGAAGGCCTCGCCAAGCGTCTCGATCGGCGAGAACAGGCCGGAGAAGTCCAGCTTGAACATGGGCTTGCCCAGCACGGAACGGGCAAGGCTCTTCACGTCAGGATCTGCAATCTCCCGAATGGCGTCCTGGAACGGGTTGAAGCCGCCGCCCTTGTTGAAGTCATGGAAGACCACGATCTTGCGGCCGAGCGCCAGGTGCTCACGGATGATCGGCACGGCGGCGCGGGCCTTCATGGACTCCAGCAGGTACATGCGGCGCTGGTAGTCGAACTGCTTGCTGACCGCCTCGTAGACTTCGCGGTAGCGGCCTTCCTCGGCCTCGCGCAGATACTTCAGGCCCTCGTCGATCTTGGTGCCAACGGCATCGTCGACCAGCACAAACTTGCGGTCATAGTCGTGCGCCACCTCGAGGCGGCGGCCGGACAGCGCACCGGTGCTCTTCAGCCACTGGTTGAACTGCTGCTCCATCAGCTGCGAGTTCACGCCAGACTCCGGCGCCGTCAGCTTGTTGTAGCGCATCCGGTAGCCGAAGTGCTGCATCAGGAAGCGGTCGCGCGGACTGCCGGAGTTGTAGCCGCCGACGTTGCCTTGCGACTTCAGCAGGTCGGCCGGCTCGACGTAGTGGAACAGGTAACCCTCGGCATAGTCGACGTTTTTCGCGTAGGCGAACGGGGTCGCCGACAGCATAACCGTCTTCGGCAGGCTCTCCTGCTTTGCCCAGCGCTGGTTCCACTTCTCGCGGGCCGGCTGCTCGATGGCGTTCCACTTCTCGCGGGCCTTGGCTTCGGCGGCCTCGAGGGCGATGTAGCGCTCCATCGGCACGTCTGGGTTGCCGTTTGCATCGGCGCGGTCCTGCATAGCCGCCGAGAAGGCCTGCCACTCCTTTGCGTGACGCTGGCGCACCCAGCGGTAGAAGCCGGCATGGTGGCCTGTCAGGGCGCGCAGCTGCTCGAGCGCCGCGGTCTTGTCGCCGCCCTCGTTGCTCGACAGGTAGTGCGACTCGTCGGCGATCACCAGATCCCAATCGCGCTGCGCCAGGCTCTCGTTCTGGCCGAAGTTCGCATAGGTGGTGACGATCGGGCCGGTCTTGCCGTTGTCGTTGGTGTCGGCCAGCTGCTTGAGCTCGACGCCCAGCATGCGGGCGAACTTCACCCAATCCGAGGCGATCTTGTCGCTCGGCACGACGATGACGATGTTGTCCTTGCCGTCATTGATGAAGCGCTTGGCAACGCCAAGGCCGGTCGCGGTTTTGCCGGTGCCGGTGCCGTTGGTGTAGAGGATGCCGTTGTGCCCGGCCAGGCGCTGCTCGGCCTTGAGCACGTCGTCGCGCTGCTCGGGCAGCAGCAGGGGAAGGGCGGCGTCGATGCTGGCCTTGTCGCCCCACTTGGTCGGGGCGTTCTGCGCCTTTCGCTGAGCCGCTAGACGTTGATCGAGGTCGCCGGCTCCAGGCGCTTGAGCATCGTCAGCAACAGCTTCTTCTCGCTCCTGCTCAACGATCTGTCCTTGGATGCTATCGCCACCGCTTCCGGTGCGTTCAGGATCTCCGGCAGTGCTGCTCTCAGGCTGGAATTGCCCGTCTGCTCGATATGCTGGCTGATCGCCTCGTTCTCGGCCAGCAGTGGCGCCATCGCCTGGTAGGCGTTGATCACGCTGTCCGGCACCTTGTTCGCCGTCAGCGCCTCGGCCTGCCTGCCCAGCTCCTTCAGCATCTTGTCCTGCGGCATCGCCATCAGCTGCCTGAACGACGGGTTGCGCAGCTCCTGCGTCCGGGCGATCTCGTTCCACACGCTCGCGGGAACCTGGTGCATTCAGGCCTCCTTGCGCAGGCGCTTGGCCCGCCGCTTCAGGCTGTGGTCCTTGTCCGTTTCCGCCAGGTGCTCCAGCGTTCTCGCCATCAGTTCGCGGGCTTGCGAAGATGTCTTGTTGCTGGCCGGCTTGCTGCTCTTGCCGTTGGAGTCGGTCATTGGTGCCTCTCAGGATCTCGGCGCCGGTGACTTCCGGCTCGCCAAACATATTGGTTCCAGGCTGGGACAGCTGGGCCTGCTCAGTATAGTACCGCAGCGCATCGGCAACCTTATCCCGGCCGCGGGCGCGCGTGAAGCTCTCGCCGCGGTAGAAGATGCTCATGAATCCCAAGGTCACCGGGTCGAGTTCGCCGGAGAAGAAGTCATTCTGGCGCACAAGCTCCAGGATGGGGCGGCCTTCGGCGCGGGCCCGGCGGATCAGGTTCACGGCCTCGAGCAGGTTCGGAGTCGTGTCGACGCTCTCCGAGATCACACCCTCGCGTGCATCCTCACGCATCTTCGCCCAGCTGCCGGCCACGTCGAGCAGAGCGCCGCCGATGGCCTTGATGTCGGTGTCTGCGCTCTCGAAGAGATCGGTGATCAGCGTCTCGTCGCCGTAGGCGCTGCCAAGCAAGGCGGCCTCGATGCGGCGCCGGCCGTCCTGGGACAGCATGCCGTCACCATCCAGGATGCGGCCACGGTCTGCCTTGGCGGCCACGTCGCCCACGAAGGCGCGCACGAAGTCGCGGTTCGCTGCGGCCTGCAGGTCGCCGCCACGATACAGGTGCAGGATCGGGCCCATCTTGCGGGCATCGGACAGGGCGCGCTCGGTCGAGCTCAGTTCCAGGGTGGTGCGGTCGTTCGCTTCCGTGGTGTAGGCGATCCGCTCTTCCATGGACATGGGCGTGACGCGCTCGCGCACCAGCACCGGCGCCTTCATGCCGGCCACGTCGTAGCCCTGGCTTGCCAGCCATTCGCGGTAGCGGTCGGCCATGCCGCGGGCATAGGCCTGGCGGATGGCAAGCGTCCGGCCGTTGCCGCTCTCGACAACGTTGTCGGGGGAAACGATCGGGGCGCCGTCTGTCGCGCTGGCGCTCTCGCCCAAGAGGCGCGGGTTCAGCTTGCTGGCGATGTCGTTGATCTGGTCGAGCGAGGCGGAGCGGGAGCGGTCGCGCGGCTGCAGCTCCTTCGGGTAGTCCGGGTTGATGGCGCCGGTGGCATCATTCGACGTGACCAGTTCGTCGGCCTCGATGACCTTGTGCTTTACCTCGAACTCGCGGCCTGCCGGGGTCGATACGGTTTCGCGCTTGGCGGCCGGTGCCGCCGGTGCGGTGTCGCCGGCGTCGAGCTGGCGCAGGGCGGCGCGAACCTCGTCCGGGCCGTCCATGCCTTCGATCGACAGGCCGGAATCCTCGATCATGTCGCGGGCGCCGTTATACCAGCTGCGTAGGTAGGGCCTGACCTTCTCGAGCGGCATGTCCAGGTCCGCCGCCATGGTGCGCGCGAACTCGGCGAAGCGGCGCACGCCGGCCTCGATGTGGAAGACGGCGAGCTCGGTGCCCATCGCCAGGATCTCGGGATCGATGCCGCTGTTCAGCTGCGAGCCGTTCAGCTTCGCCTTCAGCTTGGCGCGTAGCTCCGCGGCGCGGTCGGCGGTCACCAGCTTGTTGCTGGCGCCGTACTCGGCAGGCTTGGTGACGGCCTGCTCGGCTGCTGGCTTCTGCTCGGCTGCCGGTTGGCGCATGACGCTCGGGTCGATCACGGTGGCGGTGATGCCGTCTCCCACCTTCTTGGTAGTGACTGGCTTGGCTGCCTTGCGCAGCGCAATAGCCCCGGGCTCGCCACGCTCTGCAGCTCCTTTAATTCCGTCGAAACTGAATGGCTGGCCAACAAGCTGCTCTACAACATCAGCCGGGATCTCGTGCTTCTCAGCAAGGCCAGCAATTTCGGCGTCGGTCAGGCGACGATTATTTGCAATGGCATGTTCGGCAATGTCGGCAGCGAGCGGAGCCATAGAGCGTCCGGAATATGTACCGGAGAACTCGCGCGCAATGGAGCGAACACGGTCGGCATAGGCATCAGCGGTTTCAACTATAGGCTGACGCTTGGAGCCAGCAGTGATGCCGTCTCCTACCTTCTTGGTGGTGACGGGCTTATTGTCGCTCTCTGCAGGCCTCTCTGCGCTCTCTGCTTCATCACGCACCAGCGGCTTCAAGGTCGATCGTATGACTGGCGGCTGTTCGCCAAACAGGTATTCCTCTGCGCTGTCCTTGTCGGCTTGGCTTGGTCTGCCTAGGTTCGCCTCGAACTGGCGAGCATTGAACTCGTCGCCACGCGCGCGCGCTTCGTCAATGGCGTTCTGCATCAGCCACTGGTCCACGCGCTTGATCGTGTTAACAGCCTTGCGATTGCCATCCACGTCGATTTTCGGGAACGGCGTTGTCTGCCGGCCGCTGGATGTCGTCACCACCTCACCAGCGGCCAGCATCCCACCAACTTCTCCGCGGCGCGGTGCCGGCTGGGCTTGATCGCCAGCGGCAGCCATGCGCCGGTTGAAGGTGGACATATCCATCTTCTCGGTGCGGGTGCCCATCTTCACCTTGACGAAGCCGTCGCCAACGTCGGTGATGGTGCCCTGCTGGCGGCCCTTGCCGAGCACGACGGCCTGGCCGACCTGCGGAGCGGATGCAGGCTGCCCAGCTGTCAAGGATTCCTTGACGGTTGCCTCGTCGCCGGCCTTGATCTTCTGATTCAGCTCGCCGAGGTGCTGCTGGATCGGCACAGCCTCGTATTTCTCGGTATTCAGCGCATCGACCTTCTTCTTGTCGAAGGTCTCCATGATGACTTCGCCGGTTTCCTTGTTTCGGATCACCCAGCTCGCCGGCTCGCCCTGCAGGCTATTGGTCGGCTCGACCTTCGGCCGCTCGACGATCTCCTTGGCCGCGCTCACCGGCTCTTCCTGCTTCGGCCTGGTCAGAGCGTTGATGGCCTGCTCGATAGCCTTGCGGCGTTTGGTCAGGCGAGCGTGCTCGTTGCGAACCTCGCGCGGGCTTTCCTTGGTGATCTCAAGCTCTTTCGCCTGCTTGGCCACCGCCTTCAATTCGCCGCGCAGTTCAGCCTCGCTCATCTGGTCAAGGCCTTTCTCGGCCTCTGCTTGGATGCGCTCGCTCAGCAGGGGCGTGCGCTGGGAGGAAGGCTGCTCAGTGGTCAACTGCGGGTTTACAACTGGCGCAGTGTCGGCCGCGCCCTGCTCAGGCATGGCAGGCTGCTCGACGGCTGCCGGCTCTTCGATCGCCGACGCTTCCTCGATGGCCTCCGGCTCCGGTTGCGCGGCGGTCTGGCTGCGCACGATGTCGACGCCATCCTCGTGCGTGAAGTCGTAGGTGTTTCCATCCTCGGCGGTGACGCGCGCCGTCCAGCGGCCGTTGCCCTGGTCGACGTAGCTCTCCAGCGTACCCGCGACCTCTCCATCCGGAGCCACGACAGTGACCGGCTCGCCGGACTGCTGGATCACGCGCTCGGCCGCACGCGACAGCGGGCCCTTCGGCGGCTGCGGAGCGGCTTGCTGCGCTGCTGGCGCGGCGTTGTCGTTGACCGCTGCCGGTGGCACCTGCTGCGGCGCTTCGGATGCTGGCGTGGCCGGCGCAGCGCTCTGCGGAGTGGTGTCGGATTGGGTCGGGCCGGGCGTAGCGGTCGGATCGGCGACCTCGCCAAGGGTCGGTTCGACACGCTCCTGCGGCTGCTCGGTTTCGGTGCGCTGGTAGGCTGCACCACCCATGGCGCCGCCCATCACGCCACCGACAGCCAGACCGCCAAGGCCTTCGTTCACGACGCCTTCGCCGATCTTGCGGTTCGGGTCTGCCTTGCTGACGGCATAGTTCTCGGCCGCCTTCTGGGCCATCGACTGCGGCAGTTCCTCGAAGATGCCTTCGGCCACCGCGCCCTTGGCGACACGGCCGGCGAGGTTCGCCGATACGCGCCCGGTGATCAGGTTCGCCAGCGCCCGGTCACCCAGACCGCCGAACAGGCCGGTGGCGGTGCCGGCGATCAGGAAGCCCTGCGTGGCCGCATCCTCGGCGAGCTGCGCCCGGGCAGCCTCGAGGCTCATGCCTTCCGACATCAGCGACTGGATGGCCTCGGATTTCACAAGGTCTTCCGGCTTGAGCTTCATGATCTCGTCGCGCACCTGGCGCGCGGTGCCGGCGCCGCCCATCAGGCCCTCGGTCACGCCGCCGGCGATGGTGGCGGTGCGTGCCGCGGCTGTTGCGGCGGCAGCCTGCGATCCACCCTTGGCGATGGCGCGCAAATAGGAAGCCTTGGCGAGGCGCCCGGCTGCCCCCATGGTCAGCACCGTTTCCGGCAGGGACTGGATGATGCCGCCGGCATAGGCGCG